ATCAGCGAGAGTTTTATTAGATACTCCAAAGATTTCGAAATCGGCCGCCTGGCCACGCGCATGTTGCGATGTGATTTTTGAGCCTATGGCAGTACACAATTCTGGGGAGCGATATCCGCTAGAAATGGTTACTACCTTGCCAAAATGGTCTCGAACGGGCTGTAGGACGCTCTCACAGAGCAATTTTAGGTTTTCCTGGTGCTCAGCACTAGGAGTATTATCAATGCCTTTTCTCTCGGCTGTCTGTGACTTGGTAAGCTCTGATAAGCTAAAATTATTACTTAGTTTCATCTTTATTATCCTTCTCTTTGGTTTCAGTCTGTAGTTTATCTAAATCGTCGGTTGTATATTCTAGTTTCTGTAGTGATCGTTTTAACGCAGAGTCTTTCGCTTTGCAAGCATCGGTCAGTTCATTAACCTGCTCTTTAAGGATTCGAACCTGCTCCTTATATTCATTTATAATATCTTGATATTCTGATTTTGCCATATATTATTTTGGATTAGTTTCTACCAAATAGTATATCAATTTTTTGTTGGGTTGTCAGTTGATTATAGTTCATATTTCCACCTTGATTTGTCACTGCTTGAGGGCTAACGCCAGGAGAAAACGGTAATGGAGTACCTGTATTTAAGCCTGGAATAGGTCCCATATCCATAATACTTGGAGTAAGAGGATTTTCTATACTAGGAAATAAACCATCTAAAGTAAGGTCAGAGAACTCATCTTCAAGATTACTTATAATATCATAAGCTGCGTCTAAAGGATTAGCGACTCCCATTTCATCTGCATGAGTTTGGAAAGCTTCTTCTATATTAGGAGAGATACTATAAGGTCTGAATTCACCATCATCAATTGCACTCTGTTCCACATTAGATACTCCGCCGAGAGCCTGATCATATTTTTCATCGGATATACCTAATATTCTTGCGGCATCCATATCAAGTTTAAGATCTTTCTTTACTTTAAACAAAGATCTATTGGCATTGATATAAGCATCAACAATTTCTCTTGGTTCAATAGGTCCACCTTTTAAAGTTACTCTTGTAAATAAAGATCCAGATTTTCTAACTCCGTTTTTGTAGTTAGCTACTTTATATTTCATTGTTCGACCTGGATTTACTTGAACAGCTCTGAATCCAAAGAGTCCTGCAAACTCGTCACCAAACTCATAGTCTTGTCCATAATCATCATATTTTCCTTTAGTCAGAACATCTACTGGCTTAAGAGATCTATCTAATCTTTTAAGTTGAGGATAAGAAAAAGGCATTTGAGCTTCTACTAAATGTTTAAAGATAGCTTTTGTTTTATTTCCCCAGTTATCCTTTTCATTATAAACTTCAAAACCGTCTCGAGTTCTTCCTCCTCTCATAATAATATCAGATGCTGCTTCCGTCCAAATAGATTCTGAAATAAATGGTGAAGCAAATTCTTTCATAGATGTAAAAGTTCCCAACATAAAATCATCCATAATACCATCGTTATCTTTTCTTCCATCAGCTACTGAATTAATAACAGTTTGAACCGGTCTTAATAGAGTGTCATAAGCATTAGCATGAGAAAAATCGACATATTTAAACTCTCCTTTTTCATCTTTAATAGGGAGAATAGTTGAATTCTTAGACCAATCCGCTACGTATCTTCTAATAGCTGCTTGTTCTTCATCGGTTACATCATAAAGTACCTTGAACATTTCAGTTGTTGCGTAAGGAATTGCGGCAACCGTTGCACCAAAACCTAACAATCTTTGATAACCAAGCGCTTCAAAAGGTTTAACCTTTTTTCCATTTACTATTACTTCAAAATTAATATCTCTTAAAGCTCGTTCCACAATGTTCGTTCCTGTTCTTGCAATCTCTGCAGGGAACGATACGAAATTTCCTAAAGGTAATTTACGTGTGCCTTTAACAAAGTCTGAAACGAAATCATAGTTAGGGATATTATTTTTAACAATGTCGGCTGCTTCTCTTTCCAACCAGTCCTCAGTTAAATTAATTGTTTCACCAGCAGCATTTTTAAAAGTCTGATTTTGATTTTTAGTAAGTCCTATGCTTCTAAAAGCTGATTCCATTCTCTTTTTTTCTACCGCCCAAGAATATATTTTCCAGAAATCATCTTCAGCTGTGTATAAATCTTGACCTACGGATTTTATTTTAGAGAGTTGTTTCATTAAGAGAGATCCTCCCATGTTAGCGGTCATGGTCTCACCAAATTTAACGTCCTCCAATAGTTTACTTACATCTCCTAATCGTACGTTAGTATTCACCACTCCAAGTTCTAAGAGTCTATCGTAAAGTTTATTGTTTAAACCGGTTCCTTTCAAAGGAGTTTGTAAAGCGGAGTAAGCCATCTTGATAGCTTCCTTATCTGAAAAGGGAACAATTCCATTTGCTGATGCAAACGCTGCAGCACTTATAAAATTTCTCATGTGAGTCACAGGCGATAAAATTGTTTTAGCAATTTGTGAAGTGGCTTTTGGATAAAGAAGTAAGCTATGATAAAGTTGGCCAATCATTTGTCTATCAGCTATCTTTGTTCCTACTTGTTCTAATGCATCAGCCATACCGGGCGTAGAAAAAAAAGGGGCATTAGGATCTGAAAAAGGATTGGTCATTCCTTCAGCAGTTATTTTAGGTTGCTGACCTTTATCTTTTAGTTTTTTAACATACGATTGTCTTGCTTTAGTTCCTACATGTAAGCTTTCAGTAGGATCTAATGGAGCTATTCGTTTATAGTTATCTCCATATAAACGTAATGCTTCATCTTCACTTCGAACAAACATAGGAGTCTTTCCAGCTCTTATAAGTTCATCATTCTTTTTCATTAAATCTTTAAAGAATACATTTCTTCTGACAATCATAGAAAGTTTAGCAGTGCCTGCTAAAATAGTCTGCATAGGATTTTTTTGTTTACCTAATAGGTCTTCAAATACTTTCCTAGTTTTTGGTTCTAACTGTGCTATATTTATCATTTGACTTCCTCTTAGAGTTTTACCTACCTCCTTACCTGCCTTCTCTGTTGTCTCACTTAATATTGCTCTATTTACAAAGAAATCAGGAATATTAAATATAGCATCCGAAGGTCTATCCATTCTAAATCCTTTAGGCATACGCGCACTTCTAATAACGTTAGAGACCATGGCTTCTGCTTCTTCAGGAAGTACTTTTCTTTTGGCTTCTCTAGCACTGTCCATAAATACTTCTTTTGCTCTATCAATAAGTTCCTGAGTAGGTTTATATCTAAACCAAGGGATTAAAGAATCTCTGTACATAAACTCATAAGTATTTCCTAAATAATCTTTAAATTTTTGACCAAACAATAGTTTAAATTCTTTAATTTCATCAGGGGTTAAAGATTTTCCCAATTCATCAAAGAGACCACCCCATTTAGTTCTAATAGCGCTCAAATTTCCAGTCAGATCTGCAATAGCTTTGGCGGCTTTGTCTTTAGGTAAAAGTTCGTCCATTTTTCTAACAACTTTTTCAAGTTTATCTTTTTCCATTGGACCCCAGTCTACTCTACCTGTTCTTGCCGTGGCTTTATCAAACCCAGGTTGTCCAGCTTTTAATCCTCTAGCATCAATTAATTCGTCACTTATTCTTGCTTCTCCAGACATAAGTGCATCCTGCACATCCGACATAAATTCATTTCGGGCTTTACTTGTCGGCGAGTTATCCATAATAGATTTCATTTTTGGATACATGGCATCAATAGATTTATCAATATCTCTAGACATTGTTTTAGCGAATCGTGCATCACCTCCTGCCAGTCCTTTTGATTTTCTAAACTCAGCAAATGCTTCAGGTGTCCAGCCACTTCTAGACCTGAACCATGATCCTACTTTATCAATCCATCGATCTAATTTACTGTTGGCAATATCTAATTCATTGTTCCTGTTTCTTAATTTTCTAATTGTTGCTCCCGTTCCTCCGATCAAGCCTGTGAACATGGCTCCTTCAGTTCCGAACTTAATTCTGTTTAATAAATCTCTAACAGCATCGGTGCCTTCAGTTCTATCTATTTCGGTAGGACCTCCTAAAAGATCTCCTAAACTTCCAACATCTTGAACGTCCCCTACAAATACTCCTTCGGCTGCACCACCAAGTAAAGCACCTGTCATAAACTCTTTTGTTTTACCTTTTTTAGTAAGCTTGTAGGTATCTTTTAATCCTTTCTTTAAAATAGGATTATTAAGGTCTAAATATTTTCCATTTTTAGAAGCTTGCATGGCTAGATTTGCCATCTTAGTTCCATGTCTAAAAGCTAAACCACCAGGAACACCAATGTTAACTAAAACTTCTGTAAGTTTTCCAGCTGTTGTTGCTTCAGCTTTTTCATCCCAATCTGTGAGATCATCAAACCATTGCTCTACTTTAGCTGCTTTGCCTGAGTTAACCCCTAGATCCATGAGCGTTGCGCCCAAAGAAAATAAACCTTTAGGAATACCAATAAGACCGGAACCTATTCCAGATAAAACTGATTCAAATGTTCCTACTTTATTAGTGTTTTCAGTGCCACTTCCGTATGTTTGAGCTATCTGTTCTTGGAGAGTTGACATTCATCCTCCTATACGATTTGTTTAGAATTACCTTCTTCATCGACTCTGAATATTTTATCTTCTAGCATATACACACCAGGTTTATCCGCAATTACACTTGCGTCTTCCACCACTGTAAAGCTGTCACCATATTTATCTGCAGTAAGACGAGCAAATCTTTCAAGTTGTTTTTTATTTACTTTGTCTTTGCTACCAGCAATTAATACTCTTAGATCATCTTCAAAGTTTGTCCCTAATTTTTGTTGTGCAACCTCTATTTGTAATCCTTTAAGTTTTCTATCTTGTGCTTTGGTTTCTTTTTCTAAATCTTTTTGAATTTCAGCTTTGGCTGCCATTAAACCTACTGCTTCTCTAATTTGTTCTGGTTTATCAAAACGTTTACTTGTTGCTTGAATAATTGGATTAATTAATTCAGCTGTAATATTTTTTCTATCTAATGTTCCTCTATCACTTACAATTTTACTTGCATCAATTAGAGCATCAGCAACCGCTGTCTTTTTAGATCTGTCATAACCCATCATGTCCATATATTTTTGAACTCTTTCGTCTCTTTGTTTAGCAGCAAAATCTTTTCTTTGTTGATCTGTCAATTCTATACCAGCCCCTTGTGTTTTCTTCTTCTTCTTAATATTCATTTCAAGATTAGGGTTTAATGGGACATCTGTAGGTGGCGGTGGATCTGTATACCAATGACTTTGATCACCTGGTATTAGTCCAGCTGCATATCTTTTTGTTAAATTCCATGCTCCTTTTGCTACACCTGGTCCATGTTCTCTTCCCATATCAATAGCCGTCGCAGGAAGTGTAAGAGCTGTTAAAGATGTAAAAGGACGTTCTCTAAGAAACATACCAAATCTTTTAGGATCTTTTAAAGCCTGTAGTATACCCATATCTTTACCTGGAGTAAGAGTTACAGGAGAATAACTTCCTTGTGCATCAGGCACTCTTGGTCCACCTCTTTTTATTGTAGCAGAAGTAGCTCTATATCTCGGAGCACCAAATCCAAGAACATCTTTTACTCTTCCCCATGCACCTAATTTTCCTGGAGCAAAAGTTCTAGCTGCTTTCATTCCTCTATAAACCGTAGGTGCGGCTCTTAGGGCAGTGGCTAACCAAGGTAGTGCGGGTAAAAAGAAAGCATGATGTTCTCTGCCGCCTGTTTTAGGATATCTTTGGTCACCTACTAATCCTGTTCCAGTAGGACCACCATGTTTTTTTGGTTCTCTAATTCCATGCATGATCCCCTCTTTGATAGGGCCACCCATGTTAAACATTGGTCTTTTTAAAGTTCTCATAATTACTTACCAAACATTGGTTGAGGATGGAATATCTTTTGATACAATCCTCCAACTCCTAAAGCTGTACTTAAAGCTGACGCCCAAGGACTTTGTTGTTGAGGTTCTTGGTACTGTGCTGAGGCTACTCCACCAGTTAATCCTGTAATACCTTGACCATACTGAGATAATCTTTGGTAAGGTTCATAAGCTGCAGTTTGTGCTGCTTGTTGTTGTGCTGTTAATTGAGCTTGATTTAAACCTTGTCTCATTGCACCCATCTGTCCTAGTGCTCCGATGTCTGCGCCGAGTCCTGATCTTTGAAAATTAGATAGTCCCATCTGGGCTGTGCCTAATCCTAATTGACCTTGAGCAATTGCTTGTTGGTTAGCGAAAGCTTGTTGAGCTGCTTGTTGTGCATTGCCGTAGCCTTGCTGTAATAATCCTGCTTGAAGTAATGCTCTGTCTCTATCTGATTGTGCTTGGTATTCAGCTTGCTGAACGCCTTCACGTCCACCACCAAAAGCACCCGGGACACCTACTGCTGCATCTCTTAATTGTTGTCCTCGCATGTCAGATTGTTTATCAAATTCTGTCATTGATGCATCAATTACATCTTGTTGATATGGAGACATGAAAGGTTGATAAGCTGTTGGTCCTGTCAATGCTCCTAGTCCTGCTGCAGCTGTTCCAGCTGCTCCAAGATTAGCTTGAGCGGCTGTTAAATAAGGTTGATAAGATCCAACACCTTGTGTTGCTAAGTTAATAGCAGATGTTTGTAAAGGATCTTCGCCCGCAACAAATTGTGAACCGGTAAATTTACTTGTATCTATCGGTGCTGAATAAGTTGCTGTTGCCTGTTTAGCGTAATCTTTTGCTGTGTCTTGTAAATAATCTGGTAATCCGTTTGCCATTATGCCATCCTTGATTGTAACATTTGTTGTTGATCATACATTCCCTGAGCCCCGAGTCCTTGAGACTCTTCAGAAATCTGTCCGCCTTGTTCTAAATTTTCCATCATGTTTTGCATTACTTCTGCGCCTTGATCAATGTTTCCATCACCTGCAGCTCTTACAGCATCTGCTGTAAATACAAATTCATTTTTACTTAATCGAGCTGGTACATCGTCAGCTCTTTCTTCTCCGCCGATAGCTACAAAACCACCTTCGTTTCTATAATCTTTTTCTTGACCACCAAGATCCATGATTCCACCTTCAGCTCTTCTTACTCTGACTCCTCCGCTTGGATAATCAAATCTATTGTAGCCCGGAGGTGTTGTATATCCAGGAACATGAGAACCCATAAGTCCGCCACCAGCTGCAAATTGAACATCTTGTTCTTGCATCATTTCTTCTCTAGGTTGTTGTTCCATTGCCGCTTGATAAACAACCATTAATTGTTCTTCATCTAATTCTTCTAATCGTAATTGAAAAATCTCTCTAGCAAGAACTTCTAATTCTTCTCTAGTAGGTTCACCTTGAACTTCTTCAATATTTTCTTCCATCATTCCTGTTGGAGTTTCCGCCATCATAGATTCATCCATTACGAGTTCCCCACCTTGATACCCGGGTCTTTGTGATTGTCCCTGAGCCATGGGGCCTTGACCTTGAGCCTGTTGTACGACTGCCATTTTAAATTGTTGATAAGACATCGTACCACCTTGGTTACGATACTTTTGATATTCAGCTCGTAGCATTTGTTCTGCTTGAGCTTGTGCTGGATTACCGCCGTTTGCTAAGCCCGCGATTCCACCATCTTTTAAATAATATCCAGATTGAACATAGTTTCGATTAGGCATAAAAGCTAAACTTGGATCTTGATTCCTTGCCATGTTTCTAATGTTAGCAATACTTGAAGGTGTAACCTCCCAAGAATCTCCTTCTTCTTCTTCGTCTACATTACCTGCGAAAAAAGGCGCTGCCATTCCGGCTGCACCTAAACCTAACATTGCTGTTTTGCCTTTGTTTGCTTTCATCCAATCGAATACATTACCTAACATACCCTTAGCAGGTCCGTCTCTATTCATTACAAAATTTTTAGCTGTTTGTCCGAATGCTTTATTACGTAAAGCCCCTATACCTGTTTTCCAGCCTCCAAGACCTTTTGCTCCACCCCACATTGTAGGCGCAAAATAAGCACCAGCTGCGAGTAAAGCTGCTTTTCCTAATGGACTTTTAACGGCTTTCTTAATGGGTTTTGTTATCTTCTTAACAAAACTACCTAGTCCGTATAGTTGTCTGGGTTCTTGCATTCTTGATATTGTCATAATTTAGCCTAAATTTTCAACCTACTTTGTTTTTCCAAATAAATCAAGCTTTGGCATTAAGACGTGGACGTCTCTTCGGATGTCTTTTTCGTCAATTCCCTTGGATTTCCACTCCTCTTCTGTCTTATAAATTTCCCCTGTGTTCTTATTAGTTATAGTCGTAGTGACTTTAGCTGGTTTAAGTTCCATTATGTAGTTACCTCTTTTTTAATGTTTAAATAGCTGACGCCAAATGTAAAAGCGTCTGCGCTACCTGCTTTTATTGTAAGGGTAGTTCCCCCTTGTACTATTAACGGTTGAGTTAATAATTCTTTACTTTCGTTAGCTGTTAATGTTGCTGCTTGTATAACAACAATACCATTATTTGTTACTGTAGGTGTAGGAGTTCCTGCAGATTTAACTATAATAGATTTAATAACATATGTCTCACTTACTAAAGGATTACCTGTTCCAAAAGGATCCTTTTCTGTGTTATCTGTATTGGCATTTAATCCTGCAAATTTATATTCATTAACTACTGCCATTATTCCATAAAGAAGGCTTTAGCTTCTATCTCCTGTTTTACTTCTTCTTGAAAAGAGGTGTTAAGTTTATTGACAATAGCATCTAAATCTCTGATTAGAGCTTGTGCATTTTTTTGATCGTACTCTTTACTTGCACGGGTTAACGCCTGGGTAATTTTTGCCATTATATTATACTCGCTATTCCTTGGTCTTGATCAGATTGTTCAGCAAATAGATCTTGAAATTCTTGTGCAGCAATATCATAGGCGTCGTCATAATCTAGACCCATCTTCATTAATTCTTTTACTCTCATATTAAAAATAGCTCCATCCATTTCCCCTTCTGCCATTTGATCAGAAGGAATTCCTTGGTCTATCATAAAATCTTGAACACCTAAATCTTCTTGTACGGCTTCATCAAGAACGGGTCCTGCATTTCTATACCCAATTCTTCCACCATCTTTAGCATGTGCCTCAGTAAAATCGCGATCCATAGACTGGTCATATCCTACAGGTGCAACTGTTTCAACAGGTGCCATTTTACTAGCTAGGTCAGCTAAATGTGTTCTTGCATAACCTGTATCTATATCTTTTGCATAATCTGGATCTTCTGTAATAGATTTATCCGTTGCATTAGCTAAATCTTTTCCTGAGAATTTTCCCCAGCCAGCAGATAGTGCAGAACCTATCATTCCAGGTATTCCTCCAAATATACTCATAATCCCTCGACCTAAAGTGCCTAGGTTAAAACCTCTATTAACATTAACACCCGGTCTATTTCTTGATCCAAATAAACCTGGATTAACTGTTTGTCCAGCACCAGCTCTCAATGCTCCGCCTCTAATATCGGCTACATCTTTAGGACTATAACCTAAAGATCTTGCATCTGCTCTAGACGATTCATTTGGATTACCAGTTTCAAATCCACTCATTTGTGATCCAGCTGTTGCAGTTCCGTATCCGCCTCCAGAAGGATCATAATCATTATAATTAGGGATACCCATTGGTCCTTCGTGAGGCACACCGGGTTTATGTTTTTTTAATAACTTAGCTTCAGCATCTGTAATGTAAGCTAACTTAACAGGTGTTGAATGAGATCTTGCTTGAAAGGATTTAGGAACAGTTACTTTTTTACCTTTTTTATAATTTTCAAATGTATGATATCTATTTCCTTCTGTAGCTATATCCATTATTCCATTTGATTTTTTAGCCATTACCTTCTCCCATCTGGTTGTATATCCAGTCTAAATGTTCCCAGTTTCCAGTCTTGAGAAACTGCTGTGTTTTCTACTTTTAATGCAATAGCTCTCGCTCTTGCTCTAGTATCTACTTTATCAGTAGATGTGGTAACTGTAAAGGGACCTAATGAAGAGCTAGCAGAGGTATCATTAGGGTAATCTCTAAGCATTAAAGTAATTCTGGTGTCTCCTGTTTGATTAATAAAATCAGGAATAAATCTACGTATTTTCATTAGATATTCTCCATCTCCTCTTAGATCTGGTGTTCCCAGCATTTGTCCTTGTGCCGCTCTCTTCTGGGTAATATCAAAATCACCAGAAGTTATAGTAGCTAAAATAGGAGTTACTGCTCCTCCAGCATTAACTTGATCAGTCCCTGTTTCGTGCTCATAGTATATAGTAGTTCCGTCCGTATTACCTACGACATCAAAAGAACTATTATTAGAACTATTGTAATAACAAGCATGGGGCTTAGCATAAATAGAAGAGTCAGCCCAAGCTGTTCTAGCTAAGGAACCTGTATACCATATAGGTTTTTTAAGCATTCCTGATTCTAGATAATTATAAGTTACTACTCTATTTACTACTTGTGAGCTAGAGCTGCAATAAAACCAGTTCACTTCTCCAAACAAGTTATTAAGACCAGCAGTAATTAAATTTCTAGAAGTACTATTTAAATCATCAAAAACATAATCTTCAACAAGGCATGGCATTGATTGAAGCTGACCAGAATAACTAAAGAATCCATTCTCTGACATCCAGAAAGCGGTACCATCAACTTCTATGCATGCATTTTTTCCAAGCAAACCACAGTTGGTTCCCACTTGTTCAAAAGAAAAGGTAAAAGGTTGACCTACGAAACGCATTAAAAAGATGGCTGTATCTGTCCAAACATAGATTGCATCCCTACCTCGTATAGCTCCCATAATTTTAGAACCATTAGATAGTCGTTGAGTACCTGCTGTATTGGTTGCAGTAGGAGTATAATCACTTGTGCTTTCTTGATCTGAGAATCGGATAAACATATCATCCTGCGTAGAAGCAGTTCCAATTGTAGTTTCAGTTCCAAAGAAAATTAAATGACGATCTGTTGGTGATACCAACATGTGTCTTGAAGCTGTAGGTGCACCCGATAAAACTGTGGCTCTAACTCCAGTTGGATTAGCAACAGTTGGATCCCATGAAAAACATTTACTATTATAAATAAGTGCCAGGAGAGTAGTACCATAATTATCAAGAACCCACATACCTGGTTCAAGAGTTACTTCTTCTGTAGAAGATTCACCCCAAGCAACATAGTCTGAAATATTGGTTACTGTATCACCAGAACTGTGAGTAGAAGGGGAACTTGAACTATCTGCTGGTGTGGTTCCGTTTACTCCTCTCGCTCCTCCACTAAGAACTCCTGTAGCTACATCATTAGAGGTGTAACTAATATCTTCTGATCCTACTCTAATTTCTCCTGAAGCAGGAAAAGCTGCCGAACTGGCAAGAGTAATAGTAGTTGTGCTGGTATTAGTAATATTAGCGGCTAAGGTAGTAGTAGATGGACCCGAAGCAGTTCCTGACCATTGACCGGTACCATAACCAAATCCACCAAGTTCTTGAGCGGGACCCACAGTGTAATAAGTTTGAGCTCTACAACTTCCTACATTGTTTGTGGTTCCTGATGCATTAGAATCCATCGTAATGGTAATACTTGTTGCTGTAGGAATGGATGTTGACATAAATTTTTTATCTTCAAAAGCTGCATCATTGAACCCTGAGCCCGGAGGCGCGGTGACTGTATCTAAAAGAACAATATCATCTTCCGACATTCCATGAGGAGTTGGAAAAGTTATTGTAACAGTAGGTTGACCTGAAGTAGTAGAAAAATCACAACCCGTAATTGTACGGTCGATAGGGTGAATGTCATAATACTGACCCCCTGAATAAACATATAAAATTCTGTTAGTACCAATCGCAGCGTATTTAACCCCTGCGTTATCATCAAAATGGTGAAGCGCTCTACCAGCTCCAGTTAGATTATCACCACCTAATTGATCCCAACCCCCTAGTTTTTCAGGGGTACCATATCTAAAACGAACATAATCACCTCCTGTCCACTGGCCTTCTGCCCCGGTAGGTGTTACTTGTTTATTAAATCCTGGTAAAAAATTAACCTTTTGTAGCATAGAAAATTCCGTTTCTAGTACAAATATACTAGATTTTAATGATAATCAACTACTTAGGAATGCCTATTAAGTAACCAAGTTAAAGGAAATAGATATCCTTTTAAGCTTTTTATTCATATTTGGTTCTACTGAATGCTTTATATAGCCTGGGAATAATATCAACATTGAAGTCATTGGTACAACAGTCCATGTTGAACAATTTGTTTGTTCGTACTTTGATATATTGTCATTGAAAGCATATCCCATTGTCTCATGAGACGGGTTCCAAAACTTAATTCCTCCAGAATCTTCGGTAACATCTATATAAAAAGACCCAGAAAAAACACTGTAGGGATGTATGTGTGGACTATTAGAATCTTTATACTCATTTATATTTATCCACATATTAGCTAATGTTAAAGGCTTACTAATGTGCATATCTTTTCCATAGTCATTGGCGTGAGATTCAATTAGTTCTTTTAATTTTTTCATGTAGTCGGGAAGATTAAACAGATCAAGGTCTTGTGATTGCCAACCAGTTAAATTACTAAGATTTCTTCCTTTATCTTTCTTCTTTAAAGAAGAACAGAATTTCTTTATCTTATCTACATCAACCTTTAATATGGTTTGATAGACTTGAAACTTAAATATATCTAATGTAATCGAGTTTTGTTTATGCATATTGTCCAGTCCAATTCAGCTATAAGATCCTTTAAATAGAACTTTTTTAGTTTAGTTTTTTTAATGTGTTTATGTAATTCTTCTATATCAATAATGGTCCATGTATTTTCATTCTCAAATACCATTTTATCAGCTTGAGTATCTGTCTTTCCTGTCTGAGCAGACGTTCCATCAGGAAGCTTAAATGTTTCTCTTACATCAAATTTATAAAAAGCATTTTTATCTTTTAGAATACCTGCAATATTCCAAGATGTTTTTTTCTTGGGGTACTCTATGGCTGTTAAACAGTTGGCGAATCTATCTATTATCATTTGATTTTAAAATCTACATATCCATGTTGGAACAGTTTTAATATAAACTCTTTCATAATTTTTACCTGTTTCTTATTGTAGTCCTTAAAGAACTTTTTACCAGATGACTTACCAGTCACATATGACAGAAACTTTTCTCGGTCCTTAACCTTAAAAGCTATACTTAATTTTTTAAATTTTATATTAGGGTTTAGAAAAGACACCACTTCTAACTCGTCATCAATATCTATTTCCGAACCTTTAGCGTGTAGGCCCCAGTCATCAAAGTTTATTTTGTTATAAATTAAACTATCTTTTTTATTTTTACAGATAACCATCTCTATTTGATCATCATCAAAATTTAGAATTTGACCCATAGTTAACTTATCTTCTATAGAAAGATTATTAAACTCATCTAACTTAGTTAAGATATCAGGGTATCTATTAATATTTGGGGTTATAAAATTTTTTATATATAATTTATTGTCCTTTAAGAGAGTGATAATATCTTTAATATTAAAAAAACATTCTTGAGCATGAAGCAATAGATCTATTTTTTCAGCTACAGACATCTCATTACAGAGAGTATAGTATTTCTTTGCAGGATGATTATAAGGAAGTTCCTTAATTAAACGATCAGCTATTTCTAAACCTTTCTCATCTTGTTTTAGTTTTAATTTTCTAAAAACTTTTTTTATTTCGTTTAAAGACCATAGTTGTTTGGTACCATAGACCATTAGGTTAATGACTCCATCATCTTTTAAATACTTGTAAAAACATTTTAAAGCATTCGCTGGATTCTCTAAGTGGTGAATGACTCCATTAGAATGAATCAAATCAAATTTGTCTTTAAATTTAATCTTAAGAAAATCTCCACATATTAATTGTAAGTTTTTTAGTTTATGTTTTTCTTTTAATTTTTCATTTTCTGCAATAGATGTAGAAGATAGATCGACCGCAGTTACTTTTGATTGTGGATTTAGTTTAGCTTGCATAGCTCCTTCAAATGTTCCACATCCAGCAATTAATATATTTAACTTATCTTGTTTAGATTTTTCAGGCCAAAGTCTTTCCCAGAAAAGACTGGGACTTCCTAAAGGAATAACTCTTTTTAAAAAGCCATCAAGGTCATCCAGTATATATGGATAAGGATATTTCTCGTATTGATTTTTAACTTTATTCATAACTATATAAACGTTGCTACTAAGACCAATCTAGCTCCTGACTTTGGGAACTCCGCATAGTGGGGTAAATTATTAAAACAAATTCCTTTACCTGTCTTTGGAGTAATCTCTTTTACGATCTTGCCTTTATTAAGAATACAAGTCTTGGCATCAGAGTCATTTAAATAAATAATAATTTGTTTATGATCATAGTCATGGTCTTGATGAGATTCACATTTATTAAAGCCAGGATTAAAAGTAAGGTTATATCCAATCCTTGTAAAGAAATAAGGCTTCTCTCCAATACTGTTAGTAAAATTTTTTAGAATATCTAATGTAGAATGGTACGTTGTTATATCTGTATTGATTGCTTTGGAATGATCCTCACTATCTTCTAATCTATTTAAAACTTTATGAGAGAAATAAAAATCTTTTTGTTTTGAGCTTACTGCTCCAGCTTGAAAATAATAAGGGAAATCTTTATTTAAGATAGTACCGTCAATAAATTTTTTATTATTTTCAGATAAGAAATTAGTATTCTCTTTAAACCATAGTTTCATAGTATATTAAACCATCCAGTAGCAATCCATTTTTCTTCAGTAGGAGATGGAACACCTCTGTGTGTATGCGTAAAATCACTTGGCCAAATTAAAGTTAGACCTTTTTTAGGTTTAACTTTTACTTGTTGATATTTAAATTCTGTTTCACCACCATCTTGGACATCATTAAGATAGGTCATATAAACTAAAGCTCTTTGAACAACTATGCTATTAGAGCTGCCGTATGTTGGTCTTTCACAATGCCATTTTTTAAAACCACCGCCTGGCGGGTAGTATTGTATGTTATTAGCAAGTGCTGATTCATAGTCATTTAAATTATAATGCTTTCGATAATCAATTAAACAATCAGTAAGGGCTTGAAAGTACTTAATAATTCTTCCATCTTTAGAAGAACCAAAAAAATAAACATCAAGAGAATCTTTAGTAGACTTATCTAGAACAGGACCACCATGTGCATAGTCCGCCAACTTACCGGCTTCTCTATATTCAAAATTGTTATTATGATAATCAATTAAACCGTCACAAATTGATGTATCAATATTAAATTTTCTTATGAACGTTTCCATTTATTTATCTGCTCTCTTAACCTACCTGCTTTCTCGGCTAGTTCTCTATTTAATCTTGCCATTGCCTCTAACTGTATATCCTTTATTTCAAGTTGATCCCTAAGTCCTTGGTTTAATATAACTTCACTTTTCTTGACAGATTCTGCCATAGAAAGTTTGTCTTCAAGTTCTTTAATTTTTTGTTGGTATTCTCTCTCTAATATTTCTCTATCTATCATACTCTAAATGAAACTGGTAATCCTACCATTTCCCTCCCATCAAATTTAATTGCTTTTTTCTTTTTTGCATTATTATAATGTAAAAAAACTTGTGCATGGTGTTTGCCTTCAAAAGGATCTCGCCAATGCTCTAGAAGAACACCTTTATATACCAGCATGTCTCCTTGAGCTAAATTAACTTTATGTGTTTTTGTTTTACTCTTTAAAAAAATAGGCCATTTATCCCCGCCTAAATGTAAAGTAGTTGAGATTTCACAACTAGGTCTATCTGTATGTTTAGCTAAAATATCTCCATACTTATAAATTCTACCATAAGAATAGTTTGGATATAATTTTAAACCCGTATTTTTTTCCATGGTAGGCATCATATCAACTAATAAAGTTTCCATAGCTACATCTGAATAATGAGAATAAGTATTTGGAACTTGAGCGTCTTTCCAAGTGCCCCATAAACCATCACCCTCATTCATTAAATTTGCAGTTTTTAATTTTTTTGCAACTTCTCTTTTCAACATAAAATAATGAAAAAGAAATTCCGCTATATCTAACGGTAATGCTTTCTTTATAACTACAAAACTATCCTTTTTAAATTTCTTCACTTTTTTAACCTATCAATTTTAGGACGATTATCCAAGTACTGTTTTTGAATATTCTCAAAATCCGTGTTCCAAGAAATAATTGATTTTCTTTTTTTATTTTGATTGGTAGCTGATCTATGCATTATATAACAAGGAAAGAAAACCATATCTCCTTCCTCAACTTCTATGGTAAAACTTTTCTTTGGATTATCTGCATATAAAAATTCTGTTGTTGGACTCTTTTTATCTAACTCAACATAATAAACTCCGCTATAACTTCCATCGTGAATATGCCAGTTGTGTAAATCTTGTTTACCATACTGTTGGTACCATAACTTGTGTAGCTTAATATCTCTATAACCTAGATGTTGAGCAAATAATTTTAAGTGTTGATGAATACTAGGAGCTGCATATTTAATCCATGGTCGGTCCCAATTATTTGCTAGTGGCCAATCACTTTTTTCTAACCTATCATTATAATAATCATCTTTGATTTTAAAAGGTTCGTCGCTACCTTCTTTCCAATAGTTAAGAATTTGTTTCTTAAACTTTTTATGGTCTTTAAATTTTTGTCTTAATATTAAACTTTTAATTTTATATTCTTTTATCATTTAGGATCAAAGTTATAAGAGAAAACAATTCTTTTCTCTGGGGTTATTTTAGGATCTACTGCATGTAATATATGACTTCTAAATATCACCAGCTTACCGGTTTCACAAGGGTATTCACATTGAGAGTAAGTTAAATCATTTAATTTGATAGCTTGAAAATTTGTGAGAGTTAATCCAACAGGATTCTTCATATCAATAAAAGGATTAGAAAATATTGTAGGTTGATCGTTAGGACTAGCTTTTAAATAAAAAACACAAGAAATAGTATAACCATGATGAGCATGAAAAGGTTGCCCTTTACCAATTGGATAATCTAATAGCCAAGAATCTTTGGCTTCATACTTATATTTATATAAATGTGCTTGTGCATATTCATTGACACTCTGTGTGATCCATTTATTTAATTTAGAAAACTTTTTATTTTTATGTATGTCTTCATAACAAAAACCATTTTCATTATATTTAAATTTACTAATTATTTTTAAATAATCAGATTGAACTTCCTCAATAAAAGGACAATGAGTTTGTCCAATGGCAATAGGGAACCAAGTATTAATAGTTAATTGACTCATTTAAAAGGGGTTCCTATATTCCAAAGTACTAAACTATATCTAGTGCCTGATGTAACTGGTTTTACTCTATGCCAAATATAACTAGGAAAAACAACTATTGAACCTTGCGGCTTTAATTCCTTACACTTACATATATTAGGTTTTCCATTATTATTATTTCTAAAATCAAACTCTAAGTCTCCACCTTTATAATCTTTTGGATCAGATAAACTAATTGATACAGATAGTTTTCTAATTTTACCATGAAAGTTTTTTTCATGCGGCATGTTATAGGGACGTTTATAACTATCATTATGCCAACCATAATGTTGGTCTTTACCGTATATTGTAAACTGACAACTTTCTGTCCAATCTATATCATAATTCCAACCTGCGTTTTCATTAGCTTTATTTACATAAGGTGTAATTACTTCATAAATCCACGGATCATCCATCCATATTATACTGGAATCTCTTATTTTTCTTAAGTCCTTTAAATTTTTTTTAGAAAGTTTTTTAAAGTTTTTCTTTTTAGCAGCTATCTTTGTCTCTTGATGAGTGATGCCTAATAACTTTTTTCTCTTGAAAGCTGCAGCAATAATTTTATTACAAAAATGAGGGGTTAATTCTTTTTTAAAGTACCAATAATAATAATCTAAGTTCATGTCTGTCTAGACATCTTATAACCTGAAATGTATTTGAAATCAATAAAATTAGGCAGCTACCCAAACAAGACCTACTGCGTCCCAATTAAAGCGATTTTCTGATGGATCTAAGTAATACCATTGAGAACCTGCTTCATCCCATACAGCAATATCTGCTTGCTGTTCTGTTGTTCCTGCGCCTGCAGGAAAAGTTACTGGGGCTTGCCATACCCAAGAAGCATCTAAGCTCCAACTTGGATAAGGTTGTGCTTCATAAAAGACATCGTTTGATGGATCATAAACCCAATGTGGACTTGCTCTATGAGCTCTGTAAGAACCATCGGGAGAAGTTTGTACATAGCTAACTTCACCAGGTTGTAAAGGTCTAATATTATTTTGAACCCACGTTGCTGCTTCAGCTGATTGATTTCCGCCATGAGCAATAACATCAGCATCGTCTATCATAAATGTGGTTACGACGATGTTGCTAGAATCTAAACTACAAAATATTGCCATTATGCTACCGTTAAAGTTCCACCGGTGTTAAATGTTACCACTGTCTCTCCGGTAGGTAGTGTACTTACACTGTTTGATCCAGGGGATGCTGATAATAAACCTGCTGCTGCTGCGGGTGCTCTTATATATGCAATTCCAGATCCACCTGATCCGCCAGCTGCGAAACCATTGTTTCCGCCTCCGCCGCCTGATCCTGAGTTTCCTGGTGCACTTCCACCATTTCCGTTTCCAGCGCCGGCTCCTCCGCCACTTCCTCCGGGAGCGCCTCCGCCTCCACCAGCTTTATCAACCGGTGATCCTGAAATATTACTATTAGCTGATTGGCCTCCAGTTGTAGATGGTCCACCAACGGCTCCAGCACCACCTCCACCGCCGCCATTGTTAGCGCCCGGGTTGTTTGTGCTTATTCCGTTATTACCTTCTGGTGGTGAATAACCTCCAGCGTTTCCAGTTCCAGCTGCTCTTTGAACTCCGCCACCTCCTGATCCTCCAGGGGATGCTGTTTGTTCTGCAGCAGTTTCACCGCCGCCACCATATGTAGATGTAATCATGTTTACGCCTTCAGATCCACCAGGATTGAAAGTAGTAGTTCCACCTTCACCAGAGTTTGATCCTCCGCCACCCCCAATACTAACTGGGTATGTTCCTGCTGCGAGTTGAAGCATTGTTCCGCCAGGGAAAGAAGTTCGGTATCCGCCGGCTCCTCCGCCGCCGCCACCGCCTCGGCCTTTTCCGCCTCCGCCGCCGCCAGCAATTACTAAATAATCAACCAAGTAATCCCAACCGGCATTAGCATTAGTTCCGAATCCTAATATTTTATAACCAAAAGACATACTCTAACCCTCCTATCCGTCGTTTGCGGCATCAGATGTGTAGAATAGTTTAATTCCTAGTAATCTTGCATCACCAGTAAACGTATCAGCACCGTCTGAAGCATTTCTGTAAATTTGAAAGAATGTATATTCATCGTCAGCTGGAGTTCCTGCAACTGTCATTGCACCACTCACTGAACTAACTAATACATCCTCAACAGCGCCTCCTCCGGCATCAGTAACTTGTATTGCTGTTCCGAAAGCTATGTCAGCTGTTGCGTCATCGGCAACACCAACTGCTTGTAAGTTCCAAAGAACGTTTCCTGTGTTAGTATTACCTGGACTCCAAAAAACTTGATAAGTCATAGTTCCTAAGTTCCATGATTTAGGCATTGCAATAGCAAACTGTCCATATTCAATTGTACTTGCATCATAATCTAAAACTTTAAGATCAGGTCTAGTAGCTGTTGTTTCAACAGTCTGTGCGTCAGCACCAGCTGTTTCAGTGCTGTAAATTGCTACTGATGGAATAAAAATAGTTTCTGTTCCTACGTTTTTAACTAAATTACCACCAGCTTGTACTGCTCCTGTTCCATTAGGCGCAATATTAATATTTCCACTAGCACCATCAGCAATTGTAATACTTCCTGAAGATGAGCCATTGTTTGTGTTTAAAATTAAATCACCAGTACCTTGAGTAGTAATTGTCGCGTCGGCATTATTGTCACCAACTTGAACTGTATCTGCTCCAAGATTAACATCACCTGTTCCACCTGGAATAATGCTAACGTCAGCGTTTCCTGCTGAAACTATATCGTTTCCATTAACATCTAAATCGCCACCTAGTTGTGGTGAAGTGTCATCAACAACGGCTTGTATAAATCCAGTATCAACCATATTTGGATTAGTTCCATCATCCGCTGATGCGTAAATTATTTTTGTAGCTCCGTTAGGAATTACTACTTCACTTCCAGAACCTGAAACATATTTAAATGTTACAGTTTGAGCTCCTGATGTTGCATTGTGCATTATGTAAAAAGTTTGAACGTCAAGAGGAACAGTAACTGTTCTACCTGCTGAAAGTGATCCTGTTAATTTTATAATTCTGTGCGCAAGTGTCGCGCCTGTTGATCCGTCAGAAACCGATAAATCTGTGTTAGCTCCATCAGTTACTGCTTGTGTTGTGTACCCACCAGAAATCTGTTCCATGATGTCCCAGTTTGTATTTGTTAATCCACCCCATAGACCGGCTTTTTCGCCAGTTGTCATAAGCTGAATTCCGAGTACCGTATAATTTGATGCCATAATTTTCTCCTTAAGCTGAGTGTTCTACGTATGTATAGGCAGTATTTCCGGTGATGTCAACATCTTTATAGTGTAATGGTGCGACTCCCCCAGAACCTAAATCTCCCGTCATTTCAATGCCAGTTAGTCCTACTTGCATATCAGTAACAATAGGAGTTCCTACTGAACCAGTTATAGATAAACCGGATACTCCGACTGACATATCGTCAATAGTAGGTAAAGTACCAAGAGAAAGTGTACCACTTATTCCTGTAACATATACTATTTCTTCATTAGTGACTTCAGGTGCAGTCAAACTCATAGTAGCTTCTAAGCCAGTTAATATATGAGTAAGTTCAATAGTAGGTGTACCAACAGAACCATTAATTAATAAACTTGCTAGTCCTTGAGTATGATCTGCTCCATTATTAATATTTGGAGTCCCTAATCCTGCTCCCATTGCTGCTGGACCAGTGATGTCAAAGATCATGTCGTAATTAAGTGTAGGAGTACCTAGAGATGCTGTTGCTTCTATACCATCAAAAGTGATTACAGATAACTGAGTTGTCTCACATCTTAATTCGCCACCCCATGCTACTTCTTCACCCCATTTAGATAAACCCCATCCTTCTGGACCTTGAGAAGCAGTTATTTCAAATGAATCGACTACTACAACTGTTGTAGTATTTTCTCCCCAGTTACCAATACCCCATTCATCTCTACCCCAACCAGATTCTGATTGAGCATAAGGTAATTCGCCTAAAGAAGCAGTAATTCCAAAACCTGAAACATTTATTACAGGATCATAACTATCACCCCATGGTTCTTCACCATATTGATCTCGACCCCAACCTGTATTTGGAAAAGATTCTAAACCATCAGCATTAACTGTACCAGTTATAGATAAACCAGTAGGTATAACAGTTACGTTAGTTCCTTCAACACCCCATGACCCGTCGCCATAAGGATCTCTACCCCAACCGGCTTCATTAAATTCTTCGGTTTCTCCTAATGATCCTGTAATTGAAAGTCCACTGATGGATACGGTGGTTACGTTTTGCTGGCCCCAGTCACCTTGACCCCAGGTTGTTCCGGACTCGCCCCAAGTATTAGCCATAAGGACTTACCTCCTTACGACGTAATTCTTATGATCGCCGAGCTAGAGTTGTTGGCTGGAAATTGAATTGTGAAAGTTCCAGAAGAAACAGTTTTATTTCCACCGAAATCAATTGAACAAACCGCAGCGTTCGAAGTTAATCCTGAAATTGAAGATGAGTTATAAATTAAACATCCTCTCGCTGTGAAAGACGCAGAAGTCCAAGAAGTGTCTGAAAAATCTGTGTAAGAAGTAACTGTACTTTTAGCCACTCCTGTGTTTGTTAAAGTATTTCCTCCTGCAGAATAACCCGATCCAGAAACTTCATTACCTGCCGCGTAAGCTGTAGTTGTAGTTCCTAAACTCGCACTATCGCTGTACAAAGCAATTTTAAAAGTGCTTCCTGCTGGTGTATCTCCTGAAGCGTTAAAGCTATGATAACCGCCCAATAACTCTTCTTTAAAAGTATCTGTTAGTACCGATGCTATCGCCATAATTTTCTCCTAATAGTTTTTATGGTGACGGAGAGTTGATTGGTATTCTAACGGTGCCGTCAGTATAATCATCTCGTCTTCGTCTTCCAATTTGCACTCCTGCAAACTTCTGTAACTCTTGTTTATATTTATTTTCATATAATGTCAACATATCCATAGGGCCTTTTAAAAATCCATAAGCCTCCACTAAAGTAGCATATAATAGCCCCTGTGGGAAGTACTGACTTATATAAGTTGAAGCTGTAGTAGTTAGACTTTTAGGTACCATATCATAATATATTCTGAACATATAATTAGCATCTGGCGTAGGCGCTACATATAGGCCTCCTGAAGTAGTTGATGAAGTGCCAGTAGCACCCCCAAACATCGCATAATATTTAGGAAAACCTGTAACATCCTGGGCTGTTTGGCCCCCTGATGAACCTGTGGATCTATTAACATATTCACTTAAATAAGTTTGGTCTTTTTTAATTAACCATTCACCTGGTCCAGTACTAGCTGAAGTGCTATTAAAAACTTCTACCCCACGCACAAATACTGTTCCAGTATTTCCTTTAGTTCCTAGTCCAGGAACATTAATTGTATTATCATCAATAGCTAAATTTCCTTCGCTAACAAATCTATTATTATCACTAGGGACATCATAAAAAATTCTAAATTCTGCATTTTCAATAAACTGATCTACAATAGTTGTAGTTAAAACATTACTATCTACTTCAGTATAATCTAAAATAGCTTGTTTTAAAGTTGTGTATGTAAATCCAGCCATTATCCCCTCCTTTGATTAACGGGTCCTATTACACAGTTAATTCCCCCGCCTACCTCTGTTGTAGAAGCAGCAGAAGGTAAAGTCAATGTAAAGCTGTTATATTCAGTTACTGTAGATGGTTCTCCAGCTTGTTTAATTGTTGTAGAAACTCGTGAAACAATTTTATGAGCTCCAAAAACCTCAGCTCCGCTGCTATGGGCACTAGCTGTAGTAGAAGTAGGAGTATATCCTCTATAAGGAGCAGCTGTTCCTCGTGTACATCCTGTTAAATCATTACTTGATTTTCCTGTGTATTGAACAGTTTCATTTAAAAATTTTCCTGCCAATAAAGGATCGCTATCACCTGTTAAAACTTTTCTAATAACAATGTATCCACTTGTGGGAAAATTTGACGCATCTGTTAAAGTAATTGTTGTAGCTGTAGATGTAATATCTCCGTTTAAAGTTGTATTTAATTCTAAAGCTTGAACTGAAACTCCTCCTACTGCTTCTTTAACTGAAGTAAATCTTACTTGGTCATCAACTAAAAGCCCACCATCAGGAAAACTAAAAGTTAAAGTTGTATTACTTGCTGTAGAAAAAGGATTGTTAGGTAAAAAATCTTCAGTTGCAAATTCAGTTCTAGCTGGTCTTGCTCTTTGTAAAGCTTGTGGATCAGCACTTGTAGGTTTAGGTTGTAATTGAGGTTGCTTAGGTTCAAATTCAGATATATGTACCCATGCTCCATTCCATTCCCTTACCATTTCAAGATAAGGAAAAGCTAGTCCCGATCTATCTGATATAGCGAGTGCATGTTTACCTGAAGCAAAAGTAGTCATAATTAAGCATTAGGATAGTAGACCTTAGGAGCAATATATGTACTTGTAATATCAGCATCCTCTTTTACGGCTCTAGCCAATTCATCCTCATAAAAAAGTTTCATTTCTTGTGTTCTTTGTGGAGCATTTTTTTGTGATAAATAAAATGCTAATCCTGCAGTCATGCAAGGTGCAAAACGATAAGGTACATTAACTGCATTAGTATAAGCACCTCCGTCCTGAATTCTTCTGTTATAATAAATATTTAATTTATTTCCATCTTCTGCTGCACCAGGAGTTAAATATAAAGTTAAAGTTGTTCTATCAACAAATCTCTGAATAAAAAAAGAAGTAGGAGTTCCTTTTGCAGCTTTATTAGAATAGCCTTGATACTGAGATCTACTAACTTCAGTCATAGGTGAGTCAATGTCGCTAGAAGTAATTCTGTAATTACATTCTAATATATTGTCCATTCCCGTAGCATGTTGAGTTACGGTATCTCCACTGGTATGAGTAGCAGCCGTCGTTCCATTAGAACCACGTATAGCTCCAGTAAGATTCGCTGCTCCTGTAGCCGCTGATTTTCCAGTGTATCTAATTGTTTCAGTTCCTATAGTAATAGTTCCTCCACCTTGATTCGCGCCAGGCATATCTTTGACCTGGGTCAAGGGAATATCTGTTACTGCAGCATTAATGCTTCCAGATAGAGTTGTTGTTAATCCATTAGAAGCTCCATCCTGAGGAGATCGATAAGTAGTATAAACATTTTGTCCATCTACTAAAGTAAAACCTTGGTTAGCTACTTCCCAATAATGAAGTCCTCTATTACTCCATTCAGAAAGCAATAAATTTAAAGATCGTTTAGCTGTTTTTAATTGATAACCAGAAACGTTTTGAAGTCCAATACGTTCGTAAGATTCTTCTACAATCTCATCAATTGGAAGACTCTTATCAAAAGTGTATGAGTGCGAAGTAGTGTTAGCCATTTAGCTTCCTACCCGTCGTAAAATACAGTAACTCCGTTAGCTACTCCATCTGCTGAAGAAAAATAAGCTCCATCTTCAAACAGAACTCCATTATCTGGAATGTAAGGTTCTATTAATTCAGCTGTAGTAGTTGTCGGAATAGTTAAAAGTGTAGTTCCAGTCACAGAAGAATTTTTAAATTCGATTATTCCTGCTGTTGTTCCACTTCTACCCTGTAGTCCTCTAATACGAGTTCTTCCTGCAAATACACAACCTACTTGTGGATCTTGCGCTGTCCATCCTATTTCAGCATTATTTGTAATTGCTGCATCTACTGACACTGCCGTTACTGTTGTAAATAAATTAGTAGTACTGACAGTTGCTCCAGCTCCTGGACCTGCAATAGTTTCACTTTGAGAAGCATTGTTAGCTCCCGTTCCTGTGATAGTAAAATTAACTCCAGTATTAGCACTACCTGCATAAACCGTTACGATCGCTGCATTGTTAGAACCAAAAGTAGCTGTTCCGTTAGAAACACCTGCTCCATTTAAAGTTAGAGAAGCTGCCCCACTCGTAGTTTGAGCTGCACAAATTCCATTTCTATCAGTAGCGGATGCTGCTGCAAAATATTTACTCTTTATACTTGATACATTTGGCATAATTCTATTCTCCTAAAATTTCTAAGCTCCCGAAGGAGCTTAGAATAATTTTATTATCTTTGTTGTACCGTTTGAACGTAGTCAACATAAAGATCGTTAGCTACAGTTCCTTTACTCTCAGTCATCATCTTCAATTCCATAAGAAGATCATCAGGAACAGTTGTTGCTGCTTGTACTCCAGAAACAGTACCATTTATATAAAGGGTAAACTGATTCGCAGTAATAGTAGGTTCTGAACCTGCTGGTTGATATAAGAATCCCAATCTAACACTATTGTCAGGCATGTTGTATGCAGTTGCTGACTGTGCAGTTACACTTGAATCTTGTTGTACAAATGTACTTCCTGCTTCTAACATAGTGAAAGATACGCCGGCTCCATTTTTTCTAGATACAAACTGAATTGAAGTTGTATCTTCTAAATGAGTAAATCCAATACCATCATCTGGTACTGCATTTGGGTTAGCATAACCGTTAGCCGCAAAACCAACAAAAGTGTTTAGTTCAGTAACATCAGTAACCGCGATTGAAGTTTCGAAGTACCATTTTTTACCAGTATGAATCTGGAAAACATCTTCTGATGCAGCTATCGCAATGTCTGATGCAGACGGGCTACCATCACCCATTCTTAACCATCCTTGCGGATATTGAGCTAACATATATGAACTTCCACCTGGATCTACGATAGTCCATGGTGCTAAAGATGTTTGTGAAAATTGCACAAAGTCATCTTGGAAAGCCCATTCTTGAGGTGATGTTCCACCAGTTATTAAAGGTTGCTTGATACCACTAAATAAAGAAGTACCGTTAGCTTTACCTCGGACGTTTGTTACGCCGCTTGAAAAGTGTGTTGTCATAATATCAGCGCCTCCTAGCGCCAGTCATTCTTCCTAAGAAAAGAATAACCAATTTATGTTTAATTAATCTTAGTTAGTTATTTATATGATAGTTTTTAGTAGAGTGCAAGAGATCCTTAAGGAAAAGTACGATTTCAGCGATGTGGCGTTTATTTAAGTAGCCACAGAAACTTGGGGGGCAGAATTCCTGATTTTATTTTCTCTATCAGCAATCTTAGATTCCTCGAGTTTGATCTCAGTAATAATGGTTTTAATAGCATTATCAATTTCGACCATATCCAGAGTATATTTACCACTTTGTTCATACTCAGACTGCCACCTCAACTCCAAGGATCGTTTTTGTTTGTACAGGTCTTGTAACATCCACAACCTCCTCATAGGTTATTCTCTTTACGGGTCCATACATTCCCGTTGGGTCCCATTTTATATCCTTTTTTCCAATTTTGTCAAGGACTGCTTTTTCAATAGAATCAGCATTATCGTCTGCTAAAACTTCAAATCTAGCATGATGATCATAGGCCCAAATGTTTACGAGAAATTGTTTCATAAGTATTATGTCTTTATTGTTAAAATGAGGCGGTTTTTAGGCCGCCTCACTTTTTATTTTGTACTAGATATTACGCACCTTCAACACCGAAGATACCTCTAGGGTCTGATACGCCAAAAACGTATCTAGCTCTAGCTTTGTATCTAACGTTGCCAGTATCGAAATCTCCTTCCATTTTAGTAGTCAATGGGGATCTATCGAAGTGTTTCATACCATTTGGAACATCTGTAATAATGTACCAAGAGTCAGAATCTGTTAGGTAGTTGTTCACTCTATAACCTTGAGGAATCATACCCATAGATTTAACTGCATTGATATCATTGTCAGCAGTTCCTACTCTACCTTGAGATTTCATCAATCTCTCAGCAGTGAACTGTCCAGCAGATGGAACAATCATCTTCACGCCTCTAGCAGCAATTTTTAAACCTCTTTCATCAGTTAGCGCAGCAATATCAATTAATGCTTGCTCTAATGATGTTTCGTTTAAATCCGCTTGAGTAGTCAGGGTGTTTTTAAAAGACCCTGCCATCGTTGGGTGTGAAGCGTTAAACAATGAAACGTTATCTCCAGAATCAAAGTTATCTACAGTTGGTAGACCTTGATTCAACGGAAATGCCGCTTTCACTTGTTTAGTGTTTGCCATCGATCTTGCTAGTGCTTTTGTGTATCTAGAAGCAAGTTTGTCGTACAGGTTGTCTTCAATAGCTTCCTCAGTGATTGCGAAAGCGAGAGCAATTGTCTCGTTCGTATATCTTGCTGTGAAAGTTTCTTGCGCATCGTCATAAGAAACGCCTTGTCCTTCAGGCTTAACTTGTGCGTTTGCGAAACCTGACAACATAACTTCTTCTTCAAAAGCTCTGTCAGATGATTCAGTCGTGTATATTTCAGCAGACTGATTTTCGTATTGTTTGTATTCCAGGCCGAATAGTGCATTCAAACCTGGCTCTAGTTCTTTGACTAGCTGATTACGTGATATAGCCATTTTTTATGCTCCTATTATGTTAAAACAGCACCGTTGTAGTAAATTGATTCATTCAATCTAACTACCCAGTTGCTATTAGCAGAACCTGTATCGCTGTTATCTGGATCTTCTGATAAACGGACAATTCTCCATTGACCAGTTGCTCCTGTACTTGTCACTGCAGTCGAAATTTCTTCATTTGACTGACCAGACAAAGTAGACCCCGCAGCATACGTGTGAGTGTCGATTAGACATCCTGCAGCTGCTTGAGTTAGAGTTCCAGCGGTTTGTACCTCATATAATTGTTGAGGATTATCAAAACAATACGCGTTTATTTTCCCAGTAGTGATATTTACCGCTCCTGGGTAGTAAGCTTTCCATGTAGGCTTAGCAGTCGTTGGGTCAATGTAATCACAGCCATTGAAAACACCAAAGTTCAAAGTATCCTCAGCTGGAGGGGAAACAGAAATGTATCCCACTGCAACTGCGTTACCGTTTGCATCTGTTGCGGAACTGTTGTGGTTCCCCATCATGCAAAGGTCACCTTGGTAAATCGCTGACGTTGAATTGTCTGCGATTTGGTACTTTGAAGTACCTTGTGTTTCATAGCTAGATCCCATACCGCCAACAGCTTTAAAGCCGAATGGAGCGTCTTGGTTTGCCATGTTAGTTCTCCTTATGCAAATTACTTTCGTAATTTACGGGTTAATGTTAATTCGTTGGTTGATTAGTTAAAAAATTAACGTTTTCTACCACCGAAGGTTGTTCGAGACTGACGATCGATATCGATCGGCATGCTCTTATGCTCAGCCTTCATAAGATCGTTGTCTACTGCTTCGATCTGATCTTTCGCTAAACCTTTGAAATAATCAGCTCGCGCTTGCGCGATCTCTTCTGGCACCCTAGTAAGCACTAGGCCTCCGTGTCCGATCACCCCTGAATACTTGCCGTCTGGTATTGCTGGATAGTCATCTTCTGGATATTCATCGGCTCTTACTAACTCATACCCGGATCTTAAGCGTCCTTGTATGTTTTTCGTGTCGACGTATCCTAGAATCTCTACCCTGACCCATCTGTGTCTGAATCCATTTGGCGCGTTGGGTGTATCTAAATACGATGGTGGAGTCCAAACTTGTTTACGCTTTTGTTTTTCCCTAGTCTGGCTCGCACGGGAAGCTTTATTTGTTTCTGTTTTCATATGCTATTCTCCCTCCGTGAGTCTTAATTGTCTTGCATACTCTTCAAGTGGCACACGCAATTTTTTAGCGATTGCTACCTGTGATTGTGTGAGTTTCACAGTTTTGCGACCGGTCTTTGGACTACGCGTTGCAGATGCAACGTTTTGTGTAGGTTTACTGGTCTGTTGTTCTACCTTACCAAATTTATGAGGGAATTCAAGTCTTATTCTTTTATCAATTTCTTCATAATAAGAATCTGATTTTGGATCATACCCTTCTTCTTCAGTAAGCTTTCTATGTAGATCAAAAGCTGTGTAGGTCATGGCATTATCTTTGCCAAACCATTCATTTTGTTCCGCCCAATCCTCTGCTTTTGGATCTGGTGACGGGGTTGGTTGAGTTGGATATTCAGCTGCGGGTCCCTGTTTTCTTGTGTTTTCTTTAACAGTTTCCTCCATTTTTTGTCTGCTTTTGATTTCAGCTAACTTCCCTTGCTCATAACCTAATTGGGAAATAGCTGTTAAAGCTTCAACTTCAGCTTTTTTATCATCAGCTTCTCTAGAAGCAGCTAATTTAGCTTGAGCAGCTAAAAGAGAAGATTTTATTCTTCCTTCCATTTCTGCTGTGTAGTCTCTATCCATAGACACACTTTTTTTAGCTAAACTGTCTCTCTCATGCATAATACGTTTAGCATAAGAAACAGCTTCGTCTTTTTGTCTCTCAGCTTCACGCATTTTTCTGGTAAGTTTAGAAATACGTTTTTTAACGCCTTCACTATACTCTTCCATTTCTTTTTGCTGTTCTTTTGGCTGAGATTCTTCTTTTCTTACTTCTTCTTTTTTCTCTGGTTCGCTAGCTTGAACATCAGGCTGCTTATCAGATTCCGCAGGTGTATCAGCGGACTTGTCACTGTCTTGAGTAGTTTCTTCATTTTTTACTTCTCCTCCGTCAGCTTTTTTATCTAAATCAATTTCAGTATCTTTTTCGTTAGCTTCACCAACATCAATTAGATCTTCTTGTTTCTTTTCTTCTTCTGGCATAGTACCTCCCTATGATTATATTTCGTGGAATATATCTTCAGGGTTTTCCACGGTCGCTAGAACTTCATCATCATTCAAAAGTCTAACTTCACCCCCATCTATTTTAATTCTAGATCCGGCGTATCTAGCAAAAATAATCCAACTTCCCTTTTTACACCAAGGTCCGTCAGGATATCTTTTTGTATCTTTATATGCATCCGGTCCAACTGATAAAACAAGTCCACAAGTAGATGCCACTTGTGCACGTTCTACGACATCATCAGTTATGATGATCCCACCTTTAGTTTTTTCTTTCATTTTAAAAGGTAAAACTAAAAGTCTCCATCCAGTTGGTTTTGGTAATTTCGCTGATTCAGCTGTTAGATCTTTTTTCTTCTTTTCTTTTTCGACTCCGACCAATTCTTTATTTGGTAGAATCACCTTTGGTTTTGATACTGATAACTGTTCCGTCATTGTTTTTTTGCTCCTTTTTTTCTAGCAGGCTGGATATCTCCTGACTTAAATATTGATACGTTCGTATCTGTCCTAACATATATTGATATTTCTCCATATTGTCAACACTACCTGAAACCATAGCAGCGACAACATCATCATGACGCATCTTGATAATACGTCTAATTTTATCTACAAAGACAAAATCTTCCATTATTTTTTTCTCCTTTTTGTTTTTTTCTTCTTTTTAACTGGTTTACTTCCATAAGCTTCCGTCCACTCACGCGCAATCTTGGGCTCATTCTTCCAAAGATAACGTCTTTGTTTTTCTGATTTAAAGGGCACTTCTGTCGCCTCTATAATCTTTGATCGCTTCTAATTTCTCTTGGGCATCAGCAATTTTTTGAAACAACTTATCAAGTTCATCTATATGTTGTGGATGCTCTCCTATACCTACAGAATGATCTAAATAAATTTTAAGAGTTGCGTCTGCTTCTGATATTACTGCTTGATATCTGTCTTCTAAGGCATCTAATAATGCATTTCTCATTAAGACACTTTCTCTAAATTAGTTGCATTTAAACCTTTAGGTCCTTCCGCAACTTCAAAGGTTACTGCTTGACCTTCGTCAAGACGAGTTATTCCTGATTTTCTTAAAGCAGAGATATGTATAAAAACATCTTTTTCTTTATCATCTCTAGCAATAAACCCAAAACCTTTGGTGCTATTAAACCATTTTATTTTGCCTTTGATACTCATTAAGATGCTTTTCTTTCTCTCGCCATTTTTTTAAATGTTTTAGCTAATGCTTTAGCTCTTCCAGTACATCCCGGTTTTGTAATCGGGGTACACTTACCTTTAGTTCCACGTTTTTTAATCGATTTATTTACGCCTTGAATCCAATTTTTAGCCATTACTTTAACTCTTTAACTATTCTTTTTTTCTCTTCTCTTAAATTTCTTTTGCCTTTTCTTGAATAACCTCTTTCAGCGTCTACACGACCAAGTTCTTCTAAACGATTTGCTCGTCTAGTATTACGTCTTTCTTTACCGTGTCCTTTTCTAGAAATATCACCCATATTATTTATTTATTTTTTGGTTAGGACGTTTGCCCCATTTTCCATAAGACTCGTCTCTTCTATCCTTCATAGATTGCTTCTTAGAAGATTCTTTACCTCTTCTCATTCCTAAAGACTCATCTTCTCTATCTTTGTAACCTTGTTTTTTAGCTTTGCCACCTTTTTTCATTCCTTTAGCATAAGGAAATCTGACATCGCTTCTTACACCGTTTTGTCTCATTTTTTTCTCCCTTTGTTCATTAGAGCTCTACCAAAACCACGTTTTGCAGCTCCCGTAACTCTACCACCTTTTGCTCTCCAAACTCTACCTGCTCCTGGATTTGGTGTGTATGTCATAGCATTTGGATTTATAACATCTGTAACTTTATTTGCAACTCCTGATATTTCTCCAGGACCTGCCCATCTGTTGTTTGCAATTTTTCCTTTAAATCTAGATTGAAAATTAGATCCAGTATTTACTGGTTTCATTACTGGTTTAATTACGCTTGTAACGTCGTCAACCGTTTTTCTTAAACCGCTTCCTCTTCCGCTATCAACATTTGCTGCATTCACTCCTTTTCCTCTCATAAGAGCTGCGGCTCCTAAACCAGCGGCTAGAGCACCTAAAATTTTTCTATTTCTTCTTCTCGATTTTTTTGACATTATTTTTTACCATTCCTAAATATTTGTGTTCCCTTTATACCAAATATACTGGCACATACAAGTATCCATAAATTAGTGAACCATGACGGTAACGCCTGGAAATGATCAAAGAACATCTTTATCTTATCCATAGCTGCCGGATCGTCCGACCATACCCCATATGCGAGCACCAAAATGGGCAACGTGAGAATTAATAAAACGACCTCGTCCTTGTAATCGTTTTGACGAGCT